CTCAGTTTTCCGGAACGGTCTCAGTTTTGCACCTTACACCAGCGCTCAAGGCACGAAAAGGCCTGGGACCCCATCTAAGACGGAGAGCCTGACCAATCCGAGAGCCCACATCTTATAGACGTGGGGGCCTAGATCTAACGGAGCCCGGTCTCGTACCTCCTGAAGCCACTTGCTGCCCTGTTCAGAGGATAACGAATATAGCATAAAGAAAGACTGGAGCATATCGGCTTCCTGCTCTCCAACGTGCTTGAGAGCGTACTTATGGCGCTGAGGGTAGATGGGCGTAACCGTAGAGCTGCCGTATTCAAACCCGGCAAACTCCCTAACCCGCTTGGCGTGCTTGACTATGCACCCCGTGCGGGCTAGCTCATCCACAAACCTCTCTACCTTTTCCTGCTCCCAGTTAGTGCGCATGAGAACATCATCGCCTAAATCCCACTCCACTGGTCTCTCTTGCCATCCCAACCTAATTAGGGCTAACAAGGTCTGCGAACGTTGGGCAAACCCATTCAAGGAAAGGGTGGGTAAGCCCCCAGATTTTTGCAAACCAAACGAAAGCTGCCTCCGGATCTCTCCACTCGGCATCTGATAGACAGCCCCCGGACCCAAAAGATAATAAAATCGGGCCCAAAGGGCATTGCGGTATCTGTCGTCAACATCAACACACCCAGCAAGCCTCATACGCACATAAACGTGGACAACCCAGCCAGGCATCGTCCAATCCCAAGCAGTTTTGTCAATAGCCAAACTTTCCTTCTCGGGAAACTGAGCTGTAAGCAGAGCGAATCCTTGAGGGAGAGGTGACCACCCATTCTTTGAGTTTAGGCGATGAACCTCCTCCACTTCTTTCCGCAACCAGGGATACATAAGGACTCGGTCGACAACTTGATCGACCAAAGACACTACAGTAATCAACCTGTATCTGCCTTCCTGCAACTTCTTCTCGATGTGGGGTTCGGGTTTGACAAAAAGCTTTAAGGGATCGACGATAGAGCCTAATTGGCTTTGTTGTTTTTCTTCGGCGGTGGCGGCGTGCCGACAATTCTCGTCACAGTAGCCTCTTGCGCAGCGGTCAGACCAAGCTGATGCCGCAAATAGCTTCTGCGATAGAAGTCGTAGTCGGGACTCGGTTCTCTGTTTGAGTTGAGCCACTGCTGATAACCTCGTATATGCGAGTCCATCCCAGCCCAAGCAATCTCCGATTGTGGAATACTCTTGAAAGGCTCCGAGGCCGGGAGAGGCGTCTTTGTTGAGGGTTTTGATGATGTAGGCGAAGTACCAGTCCCAGTCTTCATCACCGGGGAGGGGCGGCCGTCGGTGTTTGATGCGGTTGCCAATGGTGAGCTCTGCGAGGACTCTGTCGAGCTCTTCGTCACTTGGGGAGACAAATGCCCGAGCCGCTCGAGTTCTGAGACCAACATGGACTGCAAAAGAACGCTCAACTGCTGCTGCGTCACCGGGAGGCCAGCGGTAGCCTGTTGTTGCAATGTCGGCGTACTTGGGGTTGATAACGGGGGCAGAGGTTGGACAGCGATAGGGTCGGGCCCACGCTCCTGCGTGGGAGAAGCCCGCAAGTTTTTTGACTTGCGAGAACGCTTACTGGAGGTCTGAGTCTTAAGGGAACTTTCAGAATCAGAATCACTCACACTAGGGGGTGGTCTGGGCAAGCGGGCCGGCAATGAAGCCGCTTCCCCCTCTCCCTTATACTCCTCCCGCGGAGAAATCTTCTTCTTCTTGGTCCTCCTCTTCTTCTTCCCGCCAGATGGCTCTTCCTCATACGGCTGCTCCGAGTCGGTGTGAGCAAAGTACTCGGCAAACCTATCATCGTCAAAGGCCTCATCAAATGTATCGGCCTGTATAACGAGATATTTGGCAGCTCCGTGCTTAAAAATCTCAACCTCGATTTCATCGGGGTCACCGGACTGGCGAAACCGCACGTCCTTCTTCCTCACGCCGCTGAGCATGTACCATAGAAGCTCCGTTTCCGTGGCCTCCGGCACTCGCCCCAATCGGCGCAGCTTACTCTCCACCCAACTAGCGGAAATACCATAATTGATCTTCCCGCCACCCAGATGTATGCCAACAACTCGCGAGCCGTAGACGTATGGGGCCCCAGAGAATCCTGGCCTGGTTGAGCCCTGGAACCGGACCATTCCGAAACCATAGCTACACCCTTCCACCGGGCCTAGACTGCTGTTACTCTGGGTCAACGCGGATACACACTGGACCATCCCATTTTCATAGGCTGGCCCCGTTTTCACCGCCCTCGGCCGAGCATTCGCTGGAAACTTGGATATTGGGTACGCCGCTACGTCGTTCCCAATGTGCTCCCACGCGTCAGGATCCAGCCTTTCCAGCTTCTCCATGACGTAAGCGTAGAGCGGTACATTGGGTGCAACGCTGACGACGTGACTCGCAGTCACCAAGAAATCTCCAATGCGCGTGTACGTGCCGAGGATCTTCTTCGTCTCGCTGTCTGTGTAAGTCAACACCGCACCAACCCCCTCAGGTACGGCGGCGTTGAAAAAGTTCGAGCCGCTTACAGCGGACTCAGGGGCACAAAGCACCTTCCTCGCGTGTTCTCGACGTGTCCACCAATCATGCACAACCGCCAAAGTGTTGGCCAGGGCGAGAAACAGATTAATAGCGGTCCACGTAATGCCAACCGCCCCCAGCATCATAGCTATGAAAGCTATAGCCGGTGCGCTAAGCATCGTGCGCCGCCACTGCATCTCAAGCCTACTCAGGCCAAACGCTATGGCGTCTAGTACCGTGGTGGTCGTGTCAGCCATCTCGATTGTAGGTGTTTTGTAGAAAGATAAGAAATGAAACGATCTTAAATCTTTCAAAGCAAAGTTAGAGCGTGCAAAAGCGCGTAAGCGTAAGCGTAAACGGGTCTG